TGCCTTGTGACCTTCTTGTAGATGTTTCTGAAATCGTATTTACCCTATATCATCCACCGTCGAGAGTCATAACCGTTTTTGTTTAAAAATTATCTAGAAAAATCTCTTTTTCACAAGAATAGCTTCCTTTCATCTATTAAATAGTAAATTGGCTACATTTAGGTAAGTGACACCCCTTATATCATCCACCGTCGAGAGTCATAACCGTTTTTGTTTGGCTACATTTAGGTATCAGTATCTTGCCTTGTGACCTTCTTGTAGATGTTTCTGAAATCGTATTTACCTTATATCATCCACCGTCGAGAGTCATAACCGTTTTTGTTTGGCTACATTTAGGTATCAGTATCTTGCCTTGTGACCTTCTTGTAGATGTTTCTGAAATCGTATTTAATGATTTCATCAATTGCTCTTTCGATTTCCAATTCGTTTTCTTCTTCTGACAATTGATCTGAAGTTCGAGCAATTCTTCCTAAGTAAGCACAAGAATCATAACCTTTTTCCACATCGAACAAAAACCAAGAAGTGAACTGTTCGAATGGGTCGTAAGGGTTATCAAACGTTGTTAACATACATCTTCGCATAAACAGATCACTCCTTTCCTTTTAAGTATTTAGATACGGTGGTTGTTGAAATCCCAAGAGCATCAGCAATTTCGGCAGTGCTGTAACCAGAAGCGTTCATAGAAGAAATTTTGTTAATCTTAGCTGTGCTCAATGAGGTCGTATTTTTTGGCGTAGCTCGTTGTCTAAGATCGTCAATGTCCGCGTTATTTAGAATCTGCATGAGTTTGTTCTCGCTGATGGCTCCTGCCTGGATGGCTTCCCATTCACGATCAGTAATCTTTATGGTCTCTCTCTTGGCTCCGACAGCGGCACGTGCTTTAGTTAACTCTTGTTGACTGAGTTTCTTTATTTCGCCGGGCTTCATGTCGGGGTTAGTCTGTTTTTTAGCATTGACGGAGGCATTAGCTATCACCTGGGCCTGCCGCTCGCGAGGGGCGTTCTTAAGGGCTACGTTAAGCTTAGCCAATAGGGAGTCCACCTCTGTTTGATAAGTAGCCTTTGCTGAAGAAGAGTAAGTAATTTTACCAGTAGTAACCATCTCTTTACGGGCCTGGTTTGCCAGTGACTTCATCTTATTAGCATACTCAGCATAGGCTCTTTCGGCCGGAGTGTTAGCATCTGACACAAGAGTAAAAGCATCGTCAGTCTCTGCCATTTTAGTGGATTTCTGAGTCCTAACACGGGTCTTTCCAGTCTTTGGGTCTGTGTATTCCTCATAGACCTCTTTGTAAATCAGTTTACCAGTTTCCTTATCAATGATTGGGCTGCCTTTTCTCTTTAAAACAGAAGTTTCCGATTTTGCTCTCGAGATTAAAGTAGACGCTCCTTCACTGTATCGGCCCTCTTCGTCATAGGTACCTTGATATTTTTTCTTAAGAGACGCGATACCATTGTCAAGTTCGCTTTGTTTATAGTCTAATTTATGTTTTTCAGCATCGATGACTACCATACTATGACGAACAGCTCTTGCTATTTCGTCTTGAGTCGCTCCTTTTAGAGTCATATCTGTAATCAGATTACTAATTTTACCCATCTCCGTCTGGGTGTTTTTCATTAGTTTAAAAGTTCCTTCTTTTTTACCACCATACTCTAATATTGGATCAAATCCCTCAAGACCTTTTAATGGTGGAGTAGATGTTATTTTAACTTTACCTCCAGTAGGTATAACCATAACTGTATCGCCGTCGAAATCAGCTCCCGATAAACGGGCAGCAACTTTACTGTTAATTCCGATAGCATCTACTGGAGCGTTTCCCAAAATCCTACGAGCTTCAGCATGTTTATTATTAACGGTTAGGATTGGAATCTCAAACGTTCCACCATGAGGAAATCGTACAAGTACTACTTGTTCGCCATTTTTATAGTTAGGAGCATATACTTCATTATCTTTCATAGACGTAATAGGTAATATTACCTGATACTTTTGTCTTGGTAAAGCCGCTGCCTGTAAATGTATAGCGGCGGCATCGCAGTCGTCGGAAAAAGACTTTAATAGCACTTTTTTAACTGTCGGATTCGTTAGTGACATGATCTCATCAAATTCTGCTTGTTTATCAGCCGATGCCAAATTAAGTTGTTTTTTTATCAAAGTTATACTTTGTTTAGAAAGAAACTGGGAGGGTAAATTTTTACTCCATTCGTCCCAGTCTCCTTCTTCAGCTCTCTTATTAATAAGTGATAGTTGACGTTTTCCATCCTTGTCAATGTAATAGCTTTGACCTCCTGCTTTAATCAAAGAACCGAAAGGATTATCAGGATCATTTGTAATATTTTTAAATACGTCTCCTTTAGGGGTTCCTAGTTTTTTATTGGTATTAAAAACGATATCAACTCCATCTGGTATATTGTCAGAGTATACAGCCATTCCTTTCATGTATTTATTGTTGTCTACCAGAATACGAACTTGTGCGTAATGGGATTCTCCTAAAGAAAGATCATCTACTCCTCTTCGAATCTCAATTAAACCGTCTTTGTCTATCCCGCCTTCTTCCGCGTAACGGATTTTAATACGTTTAGAATCCATACTTTTTGGATAAACAAAAGTGTCGAAAGTATCGCCACCATCATGAGAGACGTAGTCTCTAAGAGAATGAACTTTGCTAAAATCGTATATCTCTTTATGTTCAGTTCCGGGAGGGCATAGGACTTGAATATTGGTTTGTTTTCCGGGATTAGTTACTTGGGGAACTCCTCCTCCATAAATCTTATAACCTTCCATCTCCAAAATATAAAGAGCCTGTTTCATTTTTTCTTTAGAGATTCCTAATTCACGCTCAACACCAACACCAACGTCGATCATACCTTTTTCATCAACTTGTTTCTTTAAAAATTCGGCAGTTTTTCTAGCTTGATTCATGCGAGCTTCAGCATCTTCGTTAAGAAGGGAGCGAATCGACGAGTCGTTTTTATAACCCATCTTTTCTGCAATTTGATTAAGAGAATATCCCTTCTCTCTTAAACTTTTAGCCGTGGCAACTTCGAGAGATCTTCTTTCATCTTTTGCTAATCCGACTTGTGTTCTGAGCTGAGTAGTTGTTAAACCCATGTATTCTGCTATTTCTTTCTCGCTCATACCGGATTTTTTTAATTCATTTACTCTGCTGAGAAAATCACCGCTACGCTGATACGGGTTTTTACCTGAACCCCAAGGATAACGTCCAGAACGTCTCGGCATACCGTAATGTTTTAAAATATCTTCCGCAATGGGATTCATGTTTTAACCCTCCTGTTCTTTGATTTTATTGATTATTTTATCAAAGGTAATAATCTTATCCATGATTATTTCAATATCCTCTGCTGTAGGTTTATGGTGTAAGATTTCATCAGACTGATAAATTCTCAATTCTATGTCAATATCCGAAGGTTTAATTCTGTATTCTAAACAAAAAAGAGCAGCATATATTTCAAGCTGTTCCATTCGTGCGGGGATAACGCCTGATTTATAGTCGTGAATCCTTAACAAATTATTTCGAAAACAAATTGCATCGGCTGTTCCAAAACAGTTCTCGGAATAGAATAAAGGTTGTTCAACTGTCATTCTAAAACCGATTGCATCATTCACATACATGTTTAAGGTTTTTCTTGACTTCGGTAATTTTTGTCCAAGTCTAATACATTGAGCCGCAAATTCGTGTAACATCGTACCTCTTTGTGCTGCTGTAAATTTCGAATATACTTCAATTAGTTTAGTTTCATCGTAATTAATCCAATGATATTTACTAGCACCAAGAAACGCATGTTGTCCCTCAAGATTTAAATGTTTGTTGAAGTTCATGCAATACCTCCTCTTTATTCTCCGGATATATAAATCTTGAGAATGACATCTCATCCATAAGACCAACATAATATTCTTGATTTGGCTGCTTCTTAGCACCAGCGCGTTTTTTACATTCTAGGGAAGCCCACTTATTTTTATATAAAATAAGCAAGTCTGGAATTCCCTGAATTTGATCCATTTTAAAAACCATACATCCCGGAAATAAATCTTTAAGATTTTTAACAAGTCGATCTTGAAAACCACTTTCCAGTTTAGAACATCTTGACACAAGCAGGCCTCCTTCTTTTAAAAATTAAAAATTTGTAAACACAAAAGAGAAAGTAACGCCGATCGCGTTATAACCC